TCACGGAAGTCGAGCAGGCAAATAAGAACCTTGAAAAAGCCAATGCGAGAATCGCGGAACTTGAAAAAGCGCAGGCAATAGCCACGCAGAGAGCCAATGCTGCATCTAAATTTAATGTTACCGCAGAACAGGCAGCACAGATTGTAAAAGACGATGGCAGTTTTGATTATGACGTTCTTGGAAAGATTATCTCTGAAAAAGAGACCGCGGCAGCGCAAGCCAAGGAGCAGGAGATTGCAAAAGGTAGTACGAATCCGGGCGGTAGCACGGCTGGCGGAAATGAAGACAACAAAAAGACAGAAGCGGAAAAAGCCGCAGAGTCGATCGGAAAGACTTTAGCTGAAACGAATCAGACGGCTAAGTCGGTAGTAGACAGTTATTTATCGTAAGGAGGTTTTAAAGATGAAGTTTACTGAAAAAAGTGTAACAACTCAGCTTGAAATTCTGAAAAGAAAATTAGGCGGAGAGCTGTTCGAGGAAATCAAACTTGATGATACCGCATTCACAGAAGGCGTGTGCAAGGCAGGAAATCCAATCGCCGTAGATGGAAAGGTTGATAAGGAAACAAAGCCAATCGGAATTTTACTTACAGATGTTTATAAGGACGAGAACCCTAACGGAACAATCCTTAGAGCGTTTGGAGTTGTAAATTCTGCAAACATTCAGACAAGCACAGGAGAAGCTGTTGCAGAGGAAGTTAAGACAGCCCTTCCGTTAATCGTATTTGAATAGGAGGTAATACAGAATGAACATTAGAGATGTGTATAGTGCAAAAGCAATAGCGCTTGTAAACACAGAGGTAGCAAGTAACAAAATTGCGTATCTTGGTTCGGGATTATTCCCAGCTAAGAAGAAAATGGGACTTGATCTGAAATGGATTAAGACTTCCAAAGGGCTTCCGGTTTCTCTTGCACCGTCCAATTTTGACGCAGTATCAACATTGAGAAGCCGTGAGGGATTCAAACTGACAGAAACAGAGATGGCTTTCTTCCGTGAGTCTATGCTCATTAAGGAAGCGGACGAACAGGAAATCATGAGAGCACAGGATAGTGCTGATCCATATGCAGCAGATGTATTAAGCAGAATCTTTGATGACGCAAATACTCTGATTGATGGAGCAAACGTTGTCCCGGAGCGCATGATTATGCAGTTGCTTGCACCGTCTGATGGATCTCCAAAGATTTCCATTCAGGCAAACGGCGTAACCTACGCTTATAACTACGATCCGAGCAACACATACAAGACACACAACTTTGCAAACCTTGAGACCGCAACAGATAAGTGGGATGACCACGAAAATTCTGATCCACTTGACGATGTTTCTGTTGCTCTTGATGCAGTCGAAGCAGAGACGGGAGAGAGACCTTCTATCATGATTGTTTCTCGTAAGACTATGGATCATCTTAAGCAAAATAAGAAGATTCGTTCCGCCATTCTTGCGCAGAATGCCACGGCAAACATCTTTATGAACGACAACCGTGTTAAAGAGGTATTCTCCAACGAACTCGGAATCAGCATTATTGTTTACTCTAAGCAGTACAAGAATGAAGCTGGTACGGCATCTAAGTTTTACCCGGACGGATTTGCAACGCTTATCCCAAGCGGAGCACTTGGAAATACTTGGTACGGTACGACACCGGAAGAGCGTACACTTATCGGAAAGCCTACAGCAGATGTTTCTATCGTAAACACAGGTGTTGCTGTTGCAATTTCCGTATCGGAAGATCCTGTACAGACTAAGACAACGGCATCTGAAATCGTACTTCCGTCTTATGAGAGAATGGATAGCACCTATGTCATTAAGTGCTATTAGGAGGTGATCCTTTGGTTTACGAGTGCAAAACAAAATATAAGGGCAAATGGTATATGCCAGGAGAGGAAGTGCCGGAGGAAAAATCTCCGGTATCTTCCGTTGGGTATACAAAGACCGAAATCAACAGAATGAGTACCGCAGACTTGCAAAAACTTGCCACAGAGCAGGGGATTGAAAACGCACAAGCGACAAGCGGCGCGGAACTGAAAGAAATTCTGATTGCAAAATTTAATCTGTAGGAGATCGCTTATGTCATACACGCTTGTCGAACAAGTAAAAATTCGTTTAAAACAATTTCATATAGAAGAGGTAGAGGACGAAACGACCGGGGAAAAGTCCGATAAAGTTGTGTTTGATGAAAAAGAATGCAACCCTTTGATTGAACAGCTTTTAGAGCAGGCAAGAAAAGAGATTATCAGCAGACGGAACTATCCGGACACATACACGCAAGACCAGATTGACAGTGATGTTAAGAACTATGAAAACATTATGGTCAATTTGGCAGTGTACGACCGGTCGCAGGCAGGAGAAGCATACATGGCAAGTCTTTCCGAAAACGGTGTGAGCCGGACATGGAAAGACCGTGAAAGCCTTTTTGTTGGAGTGTTTCCGTTTGTAAAAGCAATGTAATCAAAGAAGATTGAGCGTGACCATATTGCCAGTGTCGGTAAAATGGTTGCAGGCGGCGCACATTAAGCGGTGGTGGGCAGTGCGCCAAAAGGAGATTCAAATGAAAAGTATTTTGATTCAAACTTATCTTGTGGCACTTCCGATAGTGCTTGGATATATAGTTTGGCTTCTTAAACAGCAAAAGAAAAGCAGGGATGCGAACAGTAAAGGAACAATGCTCCTTTTGCGCGTCCAACTTATTGAATACCATGCAAAGTACACCAGAATCGGAGAAATACCGTCATATGCCTATCAGAACTTCTGTGAGATGTATGATGCGTACCATGCGTTAGGTGGAAATGGAATGGTTACAAAAATGAAACATGAGATTGAAGAGATTCATATAGGGAAAGGAGATAAAAGCCATGAGGAATTGGAAAGATTGGACTAAGAAAGCCGGAATCCGAGCAATCAAGACAGTTGCGCAGGCGGCAGTTGCAGGAATTGGAACGGCGGCATTTATGGGTGCGGTGGATTGGAAATATGTTCTTTCCGCATCAGTCCTTGCCGGAGTGTTATCGCTTCTGACAAGTGTTGCCGGAATCCCGGAGGAAAACACCAATGCTTGACATTAACAAGCAGGAAATGAAGTATTCGCAATCCGGTCAGAGGGTATTCATCCCGCAAACTGACGAAAATGGAGATATTGTCTATGAAGGGTACAAGGATTCCGATGGAAACTTTGTACCTTATTTAGATTTCGAAGGCAACAAGATTCCAAAAGGCGAGGAAGTTGAAGGGTTTTCAGAGCCTACGACATTCCGAGCCAATATCAGCAATAAGTTGTCAGAAGCCCTTGTGAAAGAATTTGGAATTGATGATAGTACATCATACTGTCAGCTTGTCACGGATAAAGGATATTTGCCACTGAAAGCCGGTGATGTGGTGTGGAAACGTTCGGAGGTCAAACGCACTGATGATGGACTTGTGGATTCAGAAACCGCAGATTACATCGTAAAAGGCGTTGCAGACGAAGGACTGACCACGGATTTGTTTCTTCTTCGGAAGAATATTAAGTAGGTGATTGCGTGGCAAAGAAAACTATTTCAATGACACTATCCACTAAGTCCATACAAGCCGCCATAAAGGAATTAGAAAAGTACCGCGATAGTTTACAAGCTAAATGTGATTTACTTGTTTCTAGGCTTGCACAGATAGGTCAGACAGCGGCAATACAACACATATCGGAATCCCCATTAGGAAACACGATAACGGTAAGGGTGGATAAAGCACCACAGTTAATGACTTCAAATGCGATTCTGATTGCAACCGGAAAAACGGTAACGTCAGAAGATAGGGAACCGTTCTATACTTTGCTGGCGGTAGAGTTTGGAGCCGGTATTTTTTATAACTCCAAAGAGAACCCGAAAGCACCGGAACTTGGATTCGGTGTCGGAACGTATCCGGGACAAATACACGCTTTTGAAGATGGTTGGTACTATTGGGACGATAAGACCGAAACATGGCGTTATACCCACGGTATCAAAGCCACAATGCCAATGTATAATGCGGAACAACAGATTATTCAACAGTATGTAAAGATTGCAAGGGAGGTATTCGGTGGAAAATGAGTTAAATAGTTGGGCACTTGATTTTGAAGATACCTTATGTTCCCTTTTGAAATCGTACATGGAAAGCAAGGTAAGAGGAATTAAGGTGACGCAAGATGAAGAATCGGGCGGCACCGCAACATTCCCGACACTTTTAGTCAGACAAATCGGTGGCACAGAAGCCGGAAGGACTAATGAAGCAAAGACAATCAACGCAATTCGCCCAACATTTCAAATCACAATTACAAACAAAGGTTCAAGAAAGGCAACTAAGGACATCGCAGCATATGCGGTGTCTTTTTTTAAACAACAAATGTTTGAGGTATCAAATGTAATTCAAACAATTTCCAAGCAAGTGCGAACGGTTACATTCCGCGCAACTCGCGTAATTGGAAACATTGAGCATTTAGATCAGCTATAAGCAGAAAGGAAGTAGAAAATATGGCATCAACAAGTTATAAAACGCGTGTCATTGTAAAAGAGCACACGGAAAAACAGGCCGATTTTGCAGGAACATACAATCTTTTGGTTGCGGCTAAGTCAGTTCCAAGCCCTGCATCACCGCCAAACACAGTTGAGTCAACCACGATGGAAGATGACCAGCAGACTTTTGAAAAAGGTATTAAGACTTCTGATTCAAGAGAAATCACAGGAAACCTTGAAAAAGAATATCTTTCAAAGGTGGATGGATATGGAGATAAAAAACTTGATATTATCCATCTGTACGGAGCGGACGGCATTGGCGGTGTAGCGAAGTACGCATATGTAGGAACTGCAACAGCAACACCTAACGATGTAGGTGGAAACGATGAAATCCTTGAAATGACGGTAACAGTTATTCCAAGCACGGCATCAGAGCTTGTTACAGATAAGCTGAAAGTCGTTGATAACAACGATGGAACATTCACTGTAACAGTGGTGGGGTAAAAAGCCTATCGGACGAGCAATCGACCGCACCGGTAGGCGAGGATGAACGGTCGGTAGCAGAACTTGAAGCAATATAAAATAAGCAACAATGGGGCGGTGGCAACACTGCCCCTTGCCAATATAGGGCAGAAAGGCAAGGTAAAACATGAAAGTTAAATTAGGTGGAAAAGAATATACAATTCAGTTTGCAACAAGACCATCGTTAAAATCACATATCTTACAGGATATTATGAAAACGCAGGACATGGAAGATATTTCTTCTATGGAAGATATTCTTCTTGAAACACTTCCTAAGACGCTTCTTGTAGGATTGCAGATGCATCACAATGAAGAATTTGGATATGATTACAAAACAAACGAAGGCTACGATGAGCAGCTTGAGAAGGTGTCCGACATTCTCTATGATGCGATTGACACAAACGAGATTAACT